ATTAAGATAAGCATCACCATAATCTTTTGCTCTATCGCCATTAATAAGAGTTTCTGCTCGTTCTAATATTTCTTCTCTTTTCATATATCGTACCTATACTTTGAACCTGTTTCTATAAGGTGTAATTGTTTTTTTGTTCTTGTTATACCAGTATAAAAAATCCTATGTTCATCATCTGGAAATTGAGTTTCTACACAAGGGTAAGCTGACTCTGTTAATAGCATAATGTTGTCATCTTCACCACCTTTCATAGCATGAATTGTTGATAGTTTTATTCTTGGATTTCTTACATCCTCGCCTTTTCTTATCAAGGCTCTATAATAATGTTGATCGTCTTCGGACATATTAACAACCATAACACCCGGTGTTTCTTTTCTTTCCAGTAATCCATGGTTTAAGACTAGTTCATCATAATCCAGACTTGATTCTGGATCTAAAAAATCTAAAGATTTAGAAAATCCTCGTTTTACTACTGCATTAGATCCTTGTTTGGGAACTATTTTATAAAAATCTTTTATGGCTGCTATGGGAACAGAATGACCATTTTGTAACGACTCCCATGTTTCTATGCCATCTATATAATTTAAATTAATACTTGGTCTACCAAATCTCTCGTACAAATATCCCTCATCTCTCAATCCAGATGCTATGGAGTTAACTATTTTATTTGTCCTAGCCATCACTGTCCATGAACCTTGATCCATGTTCACATCATACCATTGAGCATAATAATCTATGGTTCCTTCTCTGCTTGTCGGAAACCACTCTTTAGAAAATCTTGTGTCTATTCTTCTCACAACTCTATTTGCAAGTTTATGTACTTCCTTCGGAACTCTATAACTTTGTTTTAAAACTTCTATGTCATTGCATATTTTCATAAACTGATTTACATCCACACCCATCCATCTATGAATGGCTTGATCATCATCTCCTGCATACCAAACTCTTTGTGCAGATTGTTTTAAAATATTAACTTGTTTCCATTGTAATGGTGTTAAGTCTTGTGCTTCATCTACAATTAAAACATCAAGGTTCGGGGCAGTACCTTGATCTACGAATAACTGTATCATGTCTGTAAAATCAAACTTATCGTTTTGTTTTTTGTAACTACGATAAACATGATCTACTCTTACAAGCATAGGCCAACTCATCTTATAATCTCTATTATAATTATATTGATCAGATAAACTTACACAACGTAATTTGGCTCTTCCTATCGTTTCTAAATATTTATTACCTTCTCTAACTGAAACAGGTAACATACCATCTTCCATAGAAGTTGCAGTGTTGTTATCAAAAATCATTCCAACCTCTGCACCAATTTTATTAAAATCGTATGCATTTAAAACTTGATCAGTATTCATACCTAACCACTGAAAACCGATAGAATGTAAAGTTCTAAACCAGGGCACGTTATCCAACGCAAGTCCTAGTTCAGCCACAGTGCGTGATTTAGCTTCTTCTATGGCCTTTTTAGAAAAAGAAACAAATCCTATCTTTTCGGGAGAAACACCATTCTGTAGTTCATTCTTAACTATCTCAATGAGTCTATACGTCTTCCCGCATCCCGGTGGTCCAAGCAGGAGTTTTTCATCCATCTGTTTTTTCTCTTGGTCTTTGCTTTAGCCATTCCTCTACTTCTTCTTGAATCCACCTAATAGTAGAATTCTTTTTTGCATCACCAAAATGAACTGGTTTCGGGAAAGAACCCTCTTCCACCCATTTGTATATTGTTGATCGAGAAACACCAAGCATTTCGGTAATCTCTCCTATTTTTATGTATTTGTTAGAAAGGGACATCTTCCTCAAACTCCTCTTCGTTGTTGATAGGTATCTCTACCTCTGCTGATTTAAATTCGGGAACCCACCAAACTCTTATGTTTGTCCAATTCCCATTCTCATTTTTTACCTTGTACATTCCATTACACACATTTCCATCATTCATATCTTTTAATCTTTGTTGGATTTGTGGACGATTGTACAAAGTAAAACCTCGCTGTTTTAAAAACTCTTGAAGACCCTTCATAGTGAAGTAAGTCTTATCATCTTCTGTCCAAGGTTTTCCTACTGCGAGTTCTTCTGCAAACTTTGCTCTGATTCTACTCATGCAAAAAGTTTCCAAAAGTTCTTTAAACTGACCAAAGCCAGTTAATTCCTCTGATACTTCTATCTCTGTGGCATTGTTTAAAAGATCATTTACAATTGGCTGCCAATCTCCTGCCTTCGTTAAAGGTGGCATAAAGTTAATTTGCTCCATACAGGCTCTTTGAAATTGTATAGGCATCTGTAATTGTTCTGTTGTTAACTCCAATCTTTTTCCATCTACATCTAAAAAATACAATCTAGGATCAGATAATAAAATCGTTAACCCACCTATCTGCGGAACTGTTTCTGAATTACCAATTCCAAATTGCCTAGTTTTACAAAGAGATTTATTACAATGACTAACCATTGGCTCCTCTTTGCACGTATAAAAATATTCTTTCTTTTCTAACTGTTTTTGAAGTTCAACAATCTCTGTTGCAGGTAATGGTGGCAAACAATATTTCTGATTTAATTCTTCGTGCTTCTCCTTCCAATTATCTGGAAACTTCTGCTTTAAATATAAACCACCATTGAACATAACCTTGTTCCTCGTACCTTCGGGTATGCCCATAGTAAAAAATAACTGTAAACATGGCGGGGCATCTTTGAACTGCTCTCTTTGTGTACCAAAATCTATTTTCTCTAAATCAGCTAAAGAAACTTTTGATTTATCAACTTCATCTAAAAACTCTTCTAAAGTTAAATCATCACCTTTTTTATCTATCGCATATCGAATTGTATTGTTCGCATCAAAGTATGGAAGATTAATAAAATTACCTACATCACCTCGTTCAAATAAAATCTCATCTTGTTTCGGGAATATCTCACAACCCGAATAACCTAATGCTGCAGAGATCTCTCCCAAATAATCTCGAACCTCTGCCGCTCTTGTTGCTTCCTTCATAAATAAAAATAAATGTGCTCCACCAGATTTTGATCTGCAAACAACCAATGGTAGCTTTAACTTCTCACACTTTTTCCTAATTTCAACATGATCTATTGGATAAGTATCAATATCTAAAACACCAAAGTAACAATTGTTATCTTTATTAATCGGAATAGAACCAATACCTTTTTTACCATCCAAGTGCTCTTGAATAAGTTCTTTGGTCAATGGTTGTTTAACAATAAAACTTTTTGCTTCAGTTTTACCATTTCTTCTTTTATTACCGATTTCAGTTTGTCCATGAGCAAAATCAGAACCTTTGAATGCCAACATGAACCTATCAGTTAAACTCATAATTTCTCCGAAAGTAAATGTTACTTGGTACTAGAGTCGGTTGGTGAATGGTTCCGAATCTATTCATAGTTATAAACCGACCCTAGTATGAAGTAACAGATAGGGGATGCACCAATGGAGTAAAGCACATCCCCTAACAGATTAAAATGGTACTTGTTCAGTTTCGTTGTCAGAGCCATGATCTTCTTCCACGGCTTTAGCTGCACCAGACTTTACAGAGTTACGAAAGCTTATTGCCTCCGAAAACAAGCTTTTATCATCTACTTGTTTTACCATTTCAACACTCCAGTTATACCAACTACCTTTATCGTTGCTTTCTTCTGTAGTCTTTAAAGACCACACAGTTGCAAACAAAGCAGGAGTTTTTAACTGACCTTTCGGATCCTTTATTTTCAACATAGCAATTTGTGTTTTCCAACGTCTAGATACCTTTAGTTGCGTTGATTTCATATCTACAATCACTGGTTGAAACATACCATCCTCACCTAGTAACAAACAAAAATGTTGATCAGACTTAACCAACTCATTGCCATTAGGTAATATTTCACTAGCACCCACTCTTTGAGTTTTGGAAATGTCTGGGTTATTTATCTCAACCTCTCCCACAAATCCTCCTCCTTCGGCTCTAGGTACAAACTCAAAATATTTGGTTTGCTGAAAACAAGGAACAACGTGTATTCCTTTTTCTCCTTCCCAATACTGTCCTGTAACAGTATTGAAAACATCACCTGCACTTGCGTTCTTAATAAATGCAGGATCATTCTTTTTTACTTGTGGTGATAATGCCTGGATTACCCTCACAAAAGGAATTTGCAGTTCAGATGTATCATAATCAACACCTTCCCCCGCAGTTGCAAATATATCATCCATAATATTTGCAGGTAAATTTGCTTGACTAGCCATTATGTTTTTCTCCTTTTTACGTCAGCAGTTCGAGCCACAAAAGCACCGAACAAATCAAGATCTATTGGTAAACCCTTTTCCACTCTCTCCTTTACAAAAGCTTTGAGTGTCATTGAGTGTATGTGTGTTTTGCTTTCGGGATGAAAACCACGTTGCTCTAATTCTCCCATTAGAGAACCTGCAACATTATCCTCTCCTCGGCTAAACGATAGGATAACATCATTCTTAATAATATCATCCAATCCATTTTCACGAAGCCAAGTATATGCCTCTTGTCTTCGATCAGATGGGATACTAGCAGATACAAATGGTTTCAACGTAACAGTTGCACCATCTACATCTAACCTTTCTATTCCCATCTCATCCATTAGCTCTGGAATAGTTTCAATGGATAGTCTTTGCTTTTCCTTTTTCAAAACTTTTAAATGTTCCTCACATTTTGTAATTTTGCTAGAAACATCATTTAGTTGTTGAACTAAGGAAGATAGGTTTTTTGTTTCTTCAACATTTACGTTATTCAACGTATCTGAATCTACAAACATATTTTCTTCAAAAATATCTGTCTTCATGACAAGTACATCCTCTTCAGGTTTAAGTTTGACAAGTAACAGGATTGTTACTATATATATAACATATAGGAGGACATTTATGAAAGTCAACTACAAATTTAAAACTAAACCATTTAAACATCAAATAGATGCTCTTCGAGCCTGTACTGGTAAAAAGCATTTTGGTTTTTTTATGGAGATGGGAACTGGTAAATCAAAAGTTCTTATTGATGATATTGCCAGATTACATATAGAGAAAGAAATCCATTTTGCTCTTATCATTGCGCCTAAAGGAGTATACAGAAATTGGACAGAAAAAGAAATACCACAACATTTTTGGGAAACTGTACCAGTATACTTATCTAAATGGAGTGCTAATTTAACAAAAGCACTAAAAGAAGAAATACATACAATGATTAATGCTGGATATAACAAAATGAAAATTTTTGTTATGAATGTTGAGGCTTTTTCAAATGCAAGTGGAAAAGGAGTTGAAGCTGCTGAATGGTTTGCAAAAAAATATGGTATGTCGGGATTGATTGCAGTAGATGAATCTACAACAATTAAAAATCCAAAATCAAAAAGAACTAAGTCTTTATTAAAAATAGCCAAGCATTTTAGATACAAAAGAATTCTTACCGGGTCTCCCATTACACAATCTCCTATGGATCTTTATTCTCAGTGTGAGTTTTTACAAGACAGTGCTTTAGGACATAGTTCCTTTTATTCCTTTCAAGGCAGATATGCTATCCTCAATCAAAAACAGATGGGTCCTCGATCCTTTCGACAAGTCATAGGTTATAAGAACCTCGAAGAACTTACCGAGAAACTCGAACCTTTTACCTTTCGGGTTTTAAAAGAAGATTGCTTAGATCTGCCCAAAAAGATTTATACTGTTCGGTATGTAACAATGACTCCAGACCAAGAAAAAATGTATAAGAAAATACAGAAAGAAGCATTACTTATGTTTGATAATGGAGAGATTGTATCTACTCAAGAAATGATTACACAAATGCTTAGATTACAACAAATACTTTCGGGTCATTTAAAATCAGACGAGGGTAAAACAATTAGTTTTCCAACATCCCGGTTAGACGCTTTAATAGATATATGCCAAGAAACTTCGGGGAAATTAATTGTTTGGTCTAGGTTTAGATACGACATTATTTCTATTACCAATAAACTAAAAGAATTGTTCGGGGAACAAAGTGCAGCTTCTTTTTTCGGGGATACTTCTGAAAAGGAAAGGCAAAGAGTTATTAATGAATTTGAAAATGCAAGCTCTAAATTAAAATTTTTAGTAGGCAATCCGAATACGGCAGGTAGAGGATTAACTTTAAATCAAGCTAAAACAGTTGTATACTATGCAAATGATTTCGATTTGGATATTCGTTCTCAAAGTGAAGATAGATGCCATAGAATAGGACAAGATAAATCGGTGTTATATATTGATCTACTTTGTGAAGGAACAATAGACGAAAAGATAATTAAATCTTTAAAAGATAAAATTAAAATCGGAGCAAAAGTTTTAGGAGAAGATGAAAGAGAATGGCTAGAGATAAAGCAAATGAAAATGAGATTGACCCAAAAGTAATTGCAGGGATACACGTTCTTATAGATTTTAAGAAAGGTCTTCTTACCTATAAAAAAGCTCGTCAACAATTTAAAGCATTAACTGGTTTAAACCACGATATTGCAGAAAAATTTATTCGGGGAATTGTTAAAGTTAATAACAAGAACAACGTCATACCTTTTCCAGAGAGGAGAAAAAAATGAGTATTTGTATTGATTGTAAAGCTCAAATAAATAAAGATTCGGGTCGTTGTGATAAATGTGAGGAAAGAGAAAAGCTCATTGCTTCTTGGAGAACAAGAGGAGTCGCCCAGGGTCGGGTCAATGCACAACTATCTTCGGAAGTTGTTGAATGGTTATGTGTTCAAGCAGCCAAGAGCCAAGTTGACATGGCAACCATAGTAAGCTCAATCGTGGTTGATGCTTACTATGATGAAATAGAAGGTGTTAATTAGAATAGTTGTCCTCATAAACTTGATTAATAATTCGGGCAAGTTGTCTGTTAATCGGTCTATCCTCGATTTCTGATATGTGTCTTAACTTTTCGTGAATATCTTCTGGAAGACTAACAGTTCTCCAAATTTTATTATCTTCTTCATTCTTCATTTTCTGGAGCCTCATACATTTTTGTTTCTTTATTATAAACTAATCTAAGATCAGCAACTACTTCCATTAAATTATGAATAGCAAGCATATCATCTTCTTCCATAATAAATCGTACTAATTTACCTCTTAAATGGTTTAAATAATCATTTACCAATAAAATCTGTGATTGTTTCATTTTTTTCTCCTTACTCCACATAATTACTTCTTTTTATAACAATCATCAAGAACTATCTTTTTATTTAATGGCATTCCATAGAATCTTTTTCTAATTAACCAAACTTCACATTCTTTCTGGTTATCAAACTCTTTTTCAAAATGAACTGTTGGACATTTCGTTTCTCCATTTTCAATCATACAAACTAAAGCCATAGCTTTCCACATTACTTAATCACTCCTATATGTTTTAAACATTTTATAAATGTTCTTTGTTCTAAATCTTCTTCTTCAAAATATTTTTTATTAATTCTTTTTGAGGATGCTCCACCAATTAAATCTATGTGCATAAAATAAACTTTTTCTTTTGGTATAGAAACAAAAGCCATAACATCACAATGAGATAAGTTTAATGGTTTCTTTTTACCAGAATGAGATACTGCAAACTGATAAGACGATCTCATTTTTCTGGAACTATCTGCTATTAGAGAACTTGATTTAACCTGCACCCTAAGAAGTTTTCCTCTAATATCAACAATAACATCTGTCTTGTTAAGATTTACAATCTCTGCTCCAAAACCTAATTTAATTAGGCGAACACAACAAATATGCTCACCTAATTTACCTGTTTCAACTTCGTTCATTCTTAATAGCTAAACCAATTTGCATGGCGATTTGTGGAACAATTGCGTTTCCTAATCCTCTAAGTCTGTCCACCCTTTTGGGTATCCCATGAGCCACTCGACCCACGTTGGGTTCAACGAACCAGATGTTTTTGTCTTCCCCAAATCTGGATGATTGCCTAACATCTTTTGCATTTGACCCTGCCATGTTCTTCCTGCGTGATGTTCGTTGGCAGTTGGTGTCGGCCACATCTGATGTGCCACCATGTCTGGTAGAGAATTGGTTGGAGTCCGTCCTGCATTCTTCAATGTTTCTGGTTTCCTCGCTCCCTTGTAATCTCTCGCCATTGGTGTCGGCCACATCTTTACTGCTCTGTTCAATGTTACTTGTACGTGTTGACCTGTTTCTGGATTGTATGCTCTCTCCCCTCTCTTGGGAGGCTCTCCATTTTTGGTCGTTAGTTTGTTTAGAAACTCCCCCTCTCCTGCTTGGTTCGCAGTTGGTGTCGGCCATAGATGAACTGGTTCTGGATCTTGTGCGTCCTTCACTGCTGAGATCAAGTTTATCTGATGATCCTTCTCGATCAAATTCTTCTTGGATCTCGGACCTCTCGAACCATCCCAAGCATTCGGAGTCGGCCAAAGTCGCATGGTTTTCTCGTCCACTTGTTCCCTCAAATTGCTCGGTCTGGATCTTCCCTTTCTGTGACCCTCCTGCATTTTCTTCGTTGCCTCTTCTGATCTTGGTGGAAGATGATCCATTGTATTCGGTGTCGCCCACATTTTTTGCGATAATCCAGAGTCTATCTCTTCGGTGGGGAGCATTTTTGGCACAAGCAGGAACAACAAACGTCCTTGTGGCGTACTCTTCACTTTCCAAGTCAAATAACACTTTGTCGAGACCCAAGGCAATGTGACCATAAACATTTTCGCAAACGACCCAAGAGGGTCTTTTTTGTGCAATAATTCTAAAGATGCTCGGCCAGATGTGACGGTCATCTTTTTCTGCTTTTCTAAGTCCTGCAACTGAGAACGGTTGGCAGGGATATCCACAACTGAGAATGTCGTGGTCGGGAACAAGTCTTTCTGGATCATTTGCTAACTCCTTTACATCTTTAGCTATCGGTACATTTGGAAAATTCTTTGCGAGTATTTTGCGACACCATTCTTCGGTGTCACAAAATAAAATTGGTTTGGATAGTTCTGCCCAATGAAATCCAAGAGAAAAACCACCAATGCCACTACATAAATCTACGTGTCTAAGCATCATAGGTTCCAGTAAATACTAATGGACGATCTACGTTTCCATCTGTCAAACCACAATCATCATCAAGATATCCACAAAACAAGTCTGCCTCATCTCGATAAAACCATCTAACATATTCCAAACCTCCAGAGAATTTTGGATCCTCAAGTATTTTTTGTAAAATATTAATCGGTGGCGACCATGCAGTTAAAAAATCTATTCCAATAGAAGAGTCTGACATATCATGATTAATATTTAAGTCATAACAATCCCATTTGGTTCCCCAATTATCTACACACCATTTGTAATCCCATTTGTTATCGGGCAGAGGTATAATAGAATTAAAAGTAAAATCAGACTCATCTCCTGCATCATCTTTACCTTTAACATTTTTTAAAAAACGGTCTTTGTCTTCAACTGTTTTAAAAGTAAAGTATATTTCATTTGTACAATGATTTGGCATTGTATCCTCCTATTTTTGATTTCAGTTTATTTCGGTATTGGACTCATATTCAATCTCTCCAACACCTCTGCATTTCGGACATTCTATTGAAACGTCCGTCTTATCATGACCATTGGTTTTTTCAGCTAAAGGGATAATTGCCTTTATCATTCCTTCACCAAAACATAATGGACATAATTCATACTTTCGGATAATCATAAATAATTATCCTCTTCGGGTTGATACTCTTCTATATCAAAAGACCCATCAATTTCATCATTCATTTCAAGATTAAATTTTTCCGTTGCTTTCTTTTCAGCCTCGGAAAGTGTATCTGCTTCAATTTGAAAATAACCAACATAATCTGCTCTCACTCTTAGAAAAAAAGTTTTTTGTTTTTTCGGGGAGCAGGTTTCTCCATTACAACAATCATCTACAACAGATCCACAAATTGAACATTGATAGTGACCATGTACATCAATCATCTGACCAATACTCTGGCATCTTGGACATTGCTCATTCATATTATTCTCCTTCTTGATCTGCTATCTCACCATCAAGAAAATCTTTTAACTCTTTTAATTGATCTAAATTCCACCAATCACGAATTAAGTACATAGTTCTAATAATATCATGTTCATGTTTAGATATTTTTTCTAAAGAGTTATAATGAAATTCTTTATGTGTTTCTTTAGAATATCTAAATCCTGAACCCATTTCTTTATTTGTTGCCCAATGTTTCATAATATTCTCCTTATGTGTAAATCATAATACATATTGATAAATTCAGTTGGATACGTTTTGTTCGGTATCATTTCGGATCTCTTGAATAAATTACATACCTCAAAAATATCATCTATTGTTTTTACATTTTGTATGGTTTCCGAACTTTCATAACAATTCCATTCTTTGCATTCTAAAATTTTATCATAACCATTATTAAGATAAACAACTAAACTCTTTTCATTGTGAATAGTCATTTCATTTCTTTGTATATCGGTCAGTAAATATAAAACTGTTTCTTCCTCCGATTTATATAAATGCGTAATATTAACTGTCATGATTATCTCCTATTTAAAATATAATCTTTGTGAACTTTACCTAAAGATAAATCACCTCTCTCATGTGATTTAATCCAAACTCTCTTACCATCTTTGTACTTTCTTATATGTCCTCGAACCTCGTGCCTTCTTTTTGGTGAACCAACTCCAACAATAACATCTAACATTTGATGACCTTTGCTTTTCGGTAAATCAATTTCTAATGTTTCAAAGACATCACCTTTTCCAGTAAATTTACCAAAATACTTTTTTCCTTTTCCTTCTTCAATTTTTCTAGGTTCAATCCAATCATAATTCAATGTTTCTAAAATCTTCATGCAATGTCTTACTTCATCTATATAAATGACACTAAATTGATCTAACTTTTTACTTGTAACATTTTGCTCATAAAAATCTTTTACTATTTCTGGGTTCATCATTTTGTTCATAGCATGATCCGTTTTTGCAGTTATTTGCTTTTCTTCTTTTTCCTCTAAATAATCTACATCAACTGTACATGGTAATTGATAAAGATAATATTCTTCATCAAAATAAATTCTTTTAAAATTGTAAACTAATTCTCTATTCTTTTTAAGAGTTATATGAAATCCAACTTTTGTATATTGTGGGTTATCAACAGAAAAAGGATCATTGCAAAATTCAATAAACATATTATCAAAACAAGGCAACATATCTGTTAATACACCATTAAACTTACCCTTCATTTGAAAGGGTTGCATCTTTGTTAAATTTTCCAGACTATCATAATATTGATCTCCAAATGTATTTCCTGCAATCCATTTAACTAGACCATTTGTAACAACAAACTTTTTTGCCCTTCTTAATATTGCTCTCTCTCTTGCCAACAAACTTGTAAATTTTGATTTCTTTATATGATGCTGAAATTTCCTACCATTTGATAAAACATTCATATACAAATCAAATAAGTGATCAGAGTCCTTTGAATATTTCATTGGACTCCGACCATCAAATTCCCAAAAACTATTGGCTTGTTTACTAAGCATAAAATCTTTCTCTTGCCTTGATTTCTGCCAAACCTTCTTTTTCTTCAAGTGTTAAACTCAAATCATATTTTAATTTTTCAAGTTCTTCCTCAAATAATTTTTCTAGTACTTCATCATTATCGTATTCCATTATTTCTCTCCATCTTCAATAAACACAAAGCCACCACCATTGCCTTCTGGATCTTGAGAAACAACCAAATTAATTTTCTCATCTCCTCTTGTCACTTCAAAAATAAGCCAAGGGTTATTTGGGTTATCTTCATCTTCATCAGTTTTAAAATCAGTAATTCTAAAACCTATTAATGGTTTATAAAGTTTTTCATATGCGTTCATTTCAAATCCTCCAATGTAAACGGTGTAATTTCAAATTTTGGTTTTGGCTTATCTGCACTCCAACCAAAAATTATATGATCCGAATAAATTTCCATTGGCACAAATGGTTTATCAGTTGTTTCACCATTGTCATAATCCAAACCCATAATTAAACCTTTTCCATAAATCGGATCACAAATACCAAACGTAAAACAAAAATTAGTATCTTCATCATCTACTAATAATCCTTCATCATCTATATAAAGACTATCGTTTATCGCTCCATATTGTACAAAAGGATCTCTTTTTAAATAATAATCGGCAGTAGAAAAAATCCTGCAATTCAAATGTTTTTGAATATCCTTATAATCACCGATTTCAATTTCGGTCATTGATTGGTTTTTAGGATCTATTAAATAACCTTTTTTCATTGTGTAATTTCCTTTCTGAAATATCTTTCTACACTTTCCATAGGCATAACAAATTTTTTATTGGATACATGATCTAGTACCACCCAATTATTTTTCTTGGCTTTCCTATTATAACCAACAATCGAGAATTTATATCGACCATCTACATCTGCAATTTTATTTGTATCTATATGATCATACAATTTCATAACCCATTCCAAATCTTTTTCTTGTTTGGGTTTTGCATTTTCTAAAGATACTTCTACATTCGGAAACCTAACCGTATCATCATCATATCTAGCATTTCCAAAGTTAATTTTTACACCCAAATCTTTTTGAATTTGTTGTAAAGCATTAGCAATATATTTTCTAATTACATCTATTGATTGTTTATTTATATTTTCAATCTTCATTTTTTTCCTCTCTCAATATAAATGGTTGTGTCCATTTTTTGTCTTTATCATTATTGTGTGTTAATTCTAATTTATGAAAAAGCTTCCATTGTAATTCTGATAAATTCCTAAGATCAGATAAACCCAAATCAAATATCTCACTCGCTTGCTCTATACTTCGACTAAGTAAATTGACATATTTTAATAGTTCAATTCGATCCTCTTTTGATAATTGAATATCTCCAGATAAATTAGTTTTACTCTTCATCTTTTTCCTCCATTTTTTTAAGACAATCATAAATATAGGACATTTGCTCATTTGTTAGTTTAGATAAAGTCATTACGAAACCTTCATCTTCACCATTTGCCACATAAGTTGTACTAACCTCCATTTCTTTCTCCATTTAAAAATCTATAAAAAGCTTGCTCCATTGCAACAAAATCAAATTCAGAATTCTTTTCCTTTTCAATCTTGTCATAAATATCAACATGAGAAATCCCATGTTTCTCGATCCATTCTTCTCGATCCATTGACCATGCATCATCTTCCAAACCGATTAAGTATGAGTTTTGATATCTGCCCATTATCCTCGCTCCCTATAAATAACTGAATACCAACTTTCATATTGAGAAATCTTACAATCAATTTTGCTCAATACTTTCTTCATTCTCTCAATTTCATCATTACAACGATACGCCCAATTAAAGAATTTACTAACATCACTACCCTCATGTAAAACAACCAATTTAATATTGTCATGATAGGGTTCTAAATGATCATGAACTTTAAAAAAGTTTTCTGGATTTTTAAAAAACAAACCATCTAAACTTTTGTTTCTTTTCTTCAAATAAGAATAAATATTCCTTTTTATTTTTTCTTGAATGTCCATATCTCCCTCGCAACTGCATTTTTCAGGAATTTCGTTGTCACCTAACATTGCACTCCATTCATACCCACATTCAGTGCAAGTCCACCTTCCATTTATCTCAACTATCTTCATGTTATTGTTCCTCATATTTTTTATATTCTGCATATTCCCAAACTCTAATAA